GGGACTTGCTAGCTCTTTTGGTGACCTGATCGATCCACGCCTTTGGCTGGAACGCCGATCTAGCCTTAACCTCCATGTCGAACGGAACATGGGTTATGTCTTTTCCAGCCCCTCGACCGATGTCTGCGTGCGCCCACCATTCCGATAGGTAACGGGCGACGGTTCTCTCGGTAGAGAATCCCCGGTATTTACGGCTTTGTGAAGCCATTGACCGCATGACACTTTCTACATGACCATGCTTTACTCTGCAAGTTCACTTTGATCTCTGATACTGGAATAGATTCATTGCATAAACAGCATCTAGTCATCATCGTGAACTCTTCTAAGATAGCCTGAACTTCTTTAGATCGAGCAATCTCATCTTCTGTAGGGAATGACTCCCATTCCCCGTCTTGATTCATGAACTGTAATGATCCCATTATGCTCTTGCCTTCTGGCGTTGCCATGCGCCCTCTTTGTTGATCTCATACCAGATAACATCTTCACCCTTTGGGCATCTAGTTAGTTCGCCAGTAACCCATGCAGAACATTTAAAATGTCCCCATTGCTTACCTGTTCCCGATTGCCCAGTCTTCCAGATCATGTCGCCATGAGGGCAACGAGGGATATCCTTCTCTGTCTGGCCTCCAATGATCTCTTTCACCATCGACACAGCTTCCCCCATTGTGGGCGGCATAGTCGCTGACTTGGTAGTCCATGGATCGTCCTCCTTTACTACTGGAATGTATTCGCCAGATGTCTGAGCCATCTTAGCCTTTGCTTCATCGATCGTAGCTTCGGTCTTTTTTACTGTAGCGACTTTAGACATCTCTTCACGTGACGCACGCTTTCCCTTTGTCGCGTATCCTGCATTAGCAAGCGCTCGACCGATAGCGCTAGTCTCACAATTTTCCAGCGCACTCGTCGCATTAACGCCCCGTCCTTGGATGGTTTCCTCTGCGAGACCCGTCGTCCATGGGCGAAGGTCTGCCTCTGTGCGAAATATAGAAGCCTCAACAATAAAACGACTGCCGCTGTGCTCAATGATCTTAGTGTGAATCTGCCCATCTGGATGATCCTTCCAATACTTAATTAGACGCTCTTCTACTGTCTCATAATCTTCTAGGTTAAACATATAACTCATTCTCCTCGGTGTGTAGTTGCCCTGCTATTGCCATATATGCTGCAGCGTCGATGTATGTATCGACTTTTGCTGACTCCATACTTCGAGCGAGCTTGACCAATGCCATGCATGACGCCACTTGATAGTCAGTAACAGGCATTTGGAGGAATGCAGACCAGAGGCATGCGGTTCTGGACATATTGTCTGACGGGTGTCCGTAGTCCATTCCACGATCTTGTATAACTGCTTTTGCTTCGTTGAGGAAATCATTTGCCTTCACACTCTCACCTTATCCTTGGCTTCGTAGTAATCTCTGACAGCCTTACGGCCTTTGAGATAACCTACACGAATACCTATCGACCGGCCAAAGTGAAACCATAGCGCCGAGATAGTAATAAGAGCTATAACGTTCTGAGTAACTGTATCGAACATTGTCAAGCCTTTCTATGAACGCCCTTCGTTCATGGCTTAACCATTGCACACCCTAAGGGGGAAAATCTAGGAATTAAGATAACGAAATGGTAACGATTCTGCGTCGTCTATATGATCGTCTATTGACCGATCTAGATCGTTATCGAGATCGTCCATAACGCTTTCCAGCGACTACGAAGGTGCCGTCTTTCTCAAAGTAGATCAGATCAACTTGCACATTCTTGCCGTCGACGTACATGATGGCGAATGCCTGTTGCCAGTTAGCCGAGCCCTTTGTGTAGCCTGCCTTAGAAAAGTCCATTAAGTTCCCAACCTCGACGCCATGCAGAATGCGCCCTATACGGCCTCCAGAGGCCTCTGAGAAGGACGATCTTCCTGCTCTGTGAGTATGCCCTGAAATAACGCTTTTCCCGTGCCTACGAGCCGCCTCAAGGGCTGAGAGACCCCCCTGTGACTTAATAGGCGTATGGTCGCCATGAACTGCAATCCAGCCCGGCGCGATATTGTATGGCTTCTTATGAAAGGTTATCCCTAGCTCATCAAATCTCATGAACTTCTCAAACCGAAGTTCGGGCAAGGATAGGAATGAAGGAATCTTCCTCATGATCTGATTGTAAAGTCGGTCTGTGTGGTTAGAGCGAATCGTCTGTGTTACCTGTAGATCGTAAAGTACCTGAACAGCCTTATCGCGATCGTCTCCCAAAGTCTGCTCATAGGCTTCGGGTGTGCCTTCTGACCATTTGGAGATGGTGTTGAAGTCAATCTCATCTCCTATCGTGACTACTTCGTGCGGCTTAAACTTACTGATAAAACTGGCTAAATTTTTGACTGCTACTCGGTCGTGAAATGGAACCTGTAAATCGCTAACGATTACAATTCGCTTCATTTAATCCTCGTCTTCGTCATCCTCATAGGGTATGCGATCCACGCGGTTCGGGATCGATGGCAAGATCCAATCAGGGTAAGCATCTCGATCAGAGATAATCGCTAAGCAAATATCAACGGCAAAGCCAGCCCGGCGCAATGCGCGATACATCTCATGCAGGCTAATAGCCCACGCGTCTAACTGTGAATAAGTATCGAGATCGATAACCTTCTTCTTTGCCATGTTAAAAATTATCGCTCTAAGAGGATGTTATATATCTCATCGACACGCGCATGCAACGCTTTAATTTCGTTAAGCAAGTGAGTGATAACGAAGCCAGCGAGACCGCCAATGACGGCAAGGCTTGCAAAGTAAAAGGTCATCATGTCCGATGCGCTCATTTTTTAGGACTCGCATATCCGAATACTCCAGCGACGATTGCGCCTAGGATTGAACGATAGTTAAGATCGAAGTTAGAAGTAGTTCCCCATACTGCTAGGAACGCTCCGACTGCGATAAGTGCTGGATGTTTCATATTCATGCTTTGCCTCCTAGTACCGGGATATTAAAGAAAGAGCCGTCTTGATCGCCTTGTTTAGTGAAAGAGATATGGCAATGCGCGTTATGTGGATTACTTCCAGAATACTTGCGCCAGCGCCAGCCCATGCGAGACGATGCAATTCGTCCTGCGAAGATGATGTATGAGATTCGGTTCTCGCCTGCTTTGGCCGCGAGTCGAAGCTGATCTGCAATATCGGGCATGAGGTCGGGCTTGCCTGACTTATGTACATCTCGGTCGACATCGATGGCGCGAACCACCCCTGTTTTTGGATCAGGGTTATGATCACTAGGACGCGCTGAATGACGGAGATCGCCGATCCAGCCATCGGAACGCCGATCACGATCTGGGAAGGTGTCATCGAATTGCTCTCTAAGCTGTTGTCCGGCTTTGCAAAGAATAGGCTTCACAGGTAGCACACTCCCATCGCTTAAGATCGTTGAGTAATAGTTCTTCATGTCCACAGTCGGGCATGGGTGCTATAAATGCGTCATCGATTGGATCATAGGTAAATCCTAGACCAGCAAAGTTATAACGAATTCTGTGATTGTATGAAGTTTTAATCCACGTGCCACCAAGATTATCGATAAGCCATTGATAACCTTCATCGCCTGAGGGATCGTCATTATCTCCAACGAGTACGCGAATGACTTTATTATCTTCGTCTACTTCTGCCCAATGTGCCATTATGCCGTCCTCTGGAATGTGCCATTAGCATTGAACTTATGATAAGTGAAGCCGCCATTGGTGTAAGTAGTTCCGCCTGTGGCTGTCATTGTTCCTGTTGTATATCGAACAATCACAATTCCAGATCCGCCTTGTCCGACTGTTGAATCTCCACCAGCACCGCCGCCTGTATTAGCTGTTCCGCTTGAATCGTAACTTGGCAAGCCTGTAACGTTTTGTCCACCTCCGCCATTACCACCTGCACCCGCCTGTCCACCTCCACCGCCTGCGAACCAATAAGTTCCAGAAATGTTTTGACCTGAAGATGTTGCTGAGCCCCATGCTGAAAAGGCAGAAGATCCATTACCACCAGTTCCGTTTGATCCGCTTAAGTCTTGACCAGTTGCACCAGCACCACCACCGCCTGTGCCGCCTGTGCCTGTTTGATTACCACCTCGAAAACCTTGACCACTAGTAGCTGAACCACCTGTGCCAAATCCGACTCGAGAACCACCGCCGCCTGATCCTCCAGTTAAACCATTGGAACCAACACCACCGCCAGCATCGTAGCCACC